GAAATGACAGAGCATCTTTATCCAGATGATAAAATCGAAGTTAATTTTGATTCTGCTGAAGATGTAGTGTCTTCGGGTGTCTCTGATCCAATTCAAAGCAGTTGGGCAGGATGGCCATATGCTGTAGTTCTAAGCCGATACAATGAGGAACGAAAATTCACTATCATATCTAAGAATTGCGTTGAGTATTCCTTTAAGGATGATGGCCATACTGGATGTTCTATATATGATGATGGGAGTCTAGAGTCAGTTGACCCAAGTGGTGGACCATATATCGGTATTGATACAAATCTCGGTGATATTCATAAAGACTTAGACGGATTAACTGTTATAAAGATCAAACGTGATGAATCGAGAACAGGTACTTTCTATCTCACAGTAAAGTAAAATGGAAAATACACCAGACAATTGGGTAGTAGTAAAAGTCGGAAAGAATCTCTATAAAGTCCTTGCAGGTTGGAGCGGTGGTTATCTAACTAGTGATAGTTGGAAACTTAATAGCGGTATCTCTGAAGTGAAAGACGATGGCGATCATTGGCTATTCATTGGTGAAAGCGGTAGTGTTTATAAGTGTCGCAAAGGAGGTTACGGTACTAGACTCAATAACTATGGTATCCTTAAACAATTACTTGAAATAGATGGCACTGAACTAATGGATGGAAAAACAGATTGGATGAAATTGGTATGACAAGAGAAGACATAATTGAGAAATATCCGAAAATCTTTGTAGATAAATCTATGCAAGCGCCAGTCGCTTGGCTTCCTGTCATTGACGAACTATGCGATTGTATGGAGTCTTATGGGTATTCTCAATACTCGGAACCTAATAAAGAAGTGATTCAGTTTCCGCAAGTCGTGTGTGATCAAGTGAAATCTAAGTTTAGTCAATTAAGATTCTATTACCATTTTGAATACGATCAAGAAGATATCCCTGTCAATATTTACAATGATCATCGTAAATATGTTGATGGTATGATTGCTTATGCCGAAACTAGAATCAGAAGACTGACTGACTAACATTATGAACGAATATGAAGAAAAGGCAAATGCATGGCAGGAAGCGACTGACAATTGGGTTAAATTGACTCTTGAGAAGTATGATGGATATGATACTAACGATCTAACTCAAGTCTTTATGCGAGGTCCGTTTGCTGGATGGAGTGAGCGTATGGTTATGGAGTTAGCAATGGGTATGGATGATGCAAATAAGAAAGTACCGAGACACAAATAATTATGAAATATATAGTAGAGAACATTAAAGCCTTATCACTTATTACGATATGTGGTTGTATTGGATATTTTTTAGGTAGTCCTATGACTGGAATAGTAGTTGGAATTACTATCGTAGCAGCTGCTACACTATTACTATAAAATTATGGCACGATCTTGGATAGTAAAAAAGGTTGAATGGTGGAAACATCTGAAGTGGCGCAAACGCGATCAAAGCAAAAAAGAAAGACAGCAATCGAAAAAAGATATACACAAACAATTATGAAAGTAAAAATAAAAGCAGAACTAGACGACGAAGCATTCAAGACTGGAGACTTTATCCAAGAATTGGGTAAGATTCAAGACGAGTATTTGGATAAGCTTATGGCTAAGGTTAAGAAAGAGAAATGGATTGAAGGTATGACTGAGATCGAAATTCACGATTGGCTATTTGATTATTGTTTCAATGGTTGGGATAAGGATAAAGAAGTAGGGTTTGAAGATACATTCTCAGAGACTATCGATAAGTGTTCAAAATACGAAGTAGAGTAATATGAGAACAATAGCATCATTAATACTCTTTTGGATAGGTGACATGATCGCTAAGATCTTTTTGCGATACGACTGCACGGCATGGATCATGTATAAGCCATACCATAAAATAATGATCCTATCTAGTGAAATTGATAATAAACATAAAGTTTGGAAAGAGAATAATACAGAACAAAAAAAGCTTGACAATTTTTAAAATCTAAGATAAAGTATGTAAATTATGAAAAAAGTAAAAATAGTAAAACCCGCAGAATTAACATACCAGAAAACTATTCACGCTTTAGATGTGGAGGTTGATGGTGTAATATATACAGCTTACAGAGTGGAAGATTGTAAAGGTGCTGACACTGAGTTTGCCGATCCAGACAATGTTCCTCTCGAAGTACGGCAGGTTATCGACGCTTTGTTTTGGGATGATCTATACGTGGGTAGTGACAACGTGGGTGGAGAAGTCTTTGAAGTCAACATGGATGATTACCTATAAAAACAAATTAAAAAATAAATTAAAAAACAAATGAAAAGAAAATTCAAAATTGTAGCTGCTGGTTATGGCGGCGAGTACGCACTCTGCACTAAAGACGCAGATTTTGTAAATGAATGGGAAAGTAAAGAAGAGCCAGACTTAATTGAAGAGGCTCTAGATACCTTCTATGATGATGCCGATTTAGAGCATGGCTTCGGGATGTATTCCGATTCTAATTTGACTGCTTACGAAATTAAGGATGGAGAAGAGGTAGAGATTGAAGAGGAAATACCAGTAAGCTGCCTTATAAGCCGCGAAGCTTATATAACCGACTCTGAACATGGTTCAGTTCCAGTACTGATTTTTCACAGCGCAGAGAAAGGTGATTTTTGCAGTTGGGAATTAGAAGCAGAAGATTTCAATTCAAAACTTCTTTCGGCTAGTATTGTTGAAACAGATTTCGGAGAATTTATCCAAGATCTTTATTACAATGGTGAAAAACTAGAACTCAACGATGAATATGTAGATACGAGGGGAAAAGGTTATTATGCCAAGGTTGGATGGATTAATCCAGAGTGGCACGAAAAAATAGAAAAATTTGAAGACGAAGAATTGATCAAAGAGAATTGGAAAGAGTGCTTGGAGACAATGTAGATAAAATTACAACATCTCAGGTCTATAATTGTCCCAAGGATTCACAGCATCTACAGTAACTTCTTGTAGAGTCTCATAGCATTTGCGACCCCAATTGGCGAGTAGTAAGGCTGAGTAATTATCTTTACGAGTTTTCTCTGGGCCAGTTTGCTTTCTCAATGCTGATGGTAGGTCGAAAGATTGAGTTCCTTGGGCTGTAGTAGTAATATTTATGTTAGCACATTCACTCTTGGTCAGATCAATTAAAAATGTTTGATGTTCAATAAGCTGACGCTTCTTTTCTTTATTTTTGTCGTTAGCGGATAGTCCAGTTAAATCTATGTTAGTCGTAAAATCTATATCTTCAATAGGTATGTCACACTTCTTGAGCGAATCAAAATCTGAATCCATAGGCATAGATGCAAATCTAACTTTTTTATGATCAAAACACATTTGTAGATATTCGTTGGCATCACGAATCCATTTTGATTGAAAGTTTTGAATATGAACTTTCACGTTGTTTTGGGGATCATATTGCTTTTTAGATTCTCTTAATTCTTTGTCTCCTTTGTCGAATACCGCATCAAAAGTCTTTAACTCTATATTACGAGTCTTAAATAGTGATGAATTATTGCAAGCCTCTAAAAAAGATTCACCACCACCAGCATCCAAGCAAATATATTCAATATTAAAATGGGTAATTAGGTAAATTAGGTATCTCATTGTTGAGTCCAAATTAAGTCCCGCAACCGCATAATTGTGCACTACGTACCCGATTTTAGTATTTGACTTATCTACCTTCATTACGCACATCGCGAAGTGGTCTGAATCTTCAGAGTTTTTATAATTAGGGTCAATACCGAGTATATAAGCGTATTTATTTTTGTCGTCCCCCCTAAGTTCGATTGTAGGGTATTCGCTAGGTTGCAACGTGCATTCAATCATTTTGGACATTTTGAAATATGCTGCGGAGTCTGGAGAAAATTGAGCTTCGTACTCTCTCCTAAAAGCATCTTCGGACATTCTAGCTTTTTCACCTAAAATATATCCCCTTGCAAGAAGTTCGTCTGGGATAGCTTCCCATCCAAAATTAACAATACCGTATGACAATTCGGACTCTTTGTGTTCTTTTGTTTTTAAAAAGTCAGGATTATTTATTTTTTCAATATAATCTTTAAATCGCTTATAAAGAGGTTCGAATTCATAACAAGCGGATGAAAGCATTATAAGTTTATTATTATCAAATTTTTGACGATCCGCTTCTTTCATTTTCCCTGCTTCAATCATCTTATTCTCTTTTTCGCGTATTTTCTTAATTTCAGAAACATTAGCACGGACAACCATCATCGGACCAATAACTTCGTCAATAATGTTATTAGGAATGGCGAAGGCTTCGTCAAGAATAATTACTTGAGCACGAGCACCACGAATCTTTTTGCCGTCACCTAAAGACATCGCAAATACTTCAGATTCTCCTATCTGGATAGAATGTCTTTCTGGCTTTCTTTTATACGCATCTTTAGATAGAAATTGTCTGAGGAAATGAGCATTCTCCTTTTTAGCGATATCCATTATATAAGATAATATAATTGCAGATTGGCGTAATGATGGACCTAATACCAGAATTTTAATTCCTGGGTGAGTAATTGCATAATAAAGACAAAAAACGGCAGCAGTAAATGATTTAGCTGCACCACGGGCAGATATGTCCAAGCACATATCTCTCTGGGAAAACATTTTACATTTTAGTATTTGGAAAGGAAACAGCTCTTCTCCAGTTAATAAATTATATAAAAATCCAGGCTGAGATTCAAATATTTCAGCAGCTAACAATCTAGATTCTGCTTCTGTAATATCTCCCTTGATATTTTTGATTCTCTCAATAATATCTTCTTTATTTTTTGCAAAGTTTCCCTCAATAAAAGCCATAATTAAATTTTCTTCATGTCTAAACAATATTGTAAATCAACAATCTTAACATTTTCACCCAATATCCCTATTTTTTCGAATAACTCCACACTTTTTTTTCTCCCGCCAGAAAATACAAATTGGACATTATCATATTCCTGCATAAGTTCCCTTATTCTATGAAAGATAAATTTAGCAGTTGCTAGTGAATGTTTTTTATTATGATTATAGGACTGCGCTTTTGAAAAAGCATAATCTACTACTACCACTAAATATCCATTCTGCTTTTTGGCTCTTTCAATCTCACGCTGAAATCTATCGTAACCCTTGGACATCGTTCCCCATAAATCTTGAATAGATTTTCTCTCAATAAAAACATTACAGAAGTAAGGTTCATTTATAAAGCAATAGTCTCCAAAATCGAGCTTACTCTTTAAAGTTTGTGTATTAAATTCAAGAGGCTTTTGTTCTCGACTATCAATTGCTAAAATACTGTCCTCTATCCCACAAAATTGCCCCTTAAAGCTTTTGTATTGATATCTGCGGGTAAGACCTAGTTCTTGCCACATCTTATCATCCTCGCAGTAATTAATGACGTTTAACGCTGGTATTTCTTTAATTGATCGGCACTCGACTTGCGAGGGTGCAAACTTCCACTCCTTTTCCTTCGACTTTGCCTTTAGCTTTTTTAAGATATAATCTCTTTGCACATCCTTATACTGATCCCCCAACCATTTGGCCATATGCCTTTTATCAGAAAAATCAATATTAAAATAAGTCTTTCGATCTTTAAATTCTAACTGAACATTAGTAAGTAGATCGTAACGAGGCTCAAATTTTTCAAAATAATCCTTAATCAAAAGTTTATTATCTCTTAAAAATTTTTTAAATTCTTTTTCAGTTTTGAAGTTTGAATATCTCAATTTAAAAGTTCCCCCCTACTTGCGCCATACAGTCTCGCGGTATAGTCTGTCATGTCTTCGATTTCATTTACAACCTTGACAACCTTGTCACGTTCTTTTTCGAGCATTTTAGTTAAACGCATACGTTTCTTTTCTTTAGCTAAATCCTCACAGAGAGTTAAAATATTTACTTGGTCTCCCCCCTCTTTTTCGAGTCTTTTAGTTCTAGATCCCTCTAAACTATCTTGCAACTTCTGAATGCGGTTCATGCATTTATCTCGATTCTGAATCTGCTTGTCAATGGCATCAATAAGAGTATATCTCAATTTACCATCTTCACTATGCATATCATCGTCCAACTGCTCTTGTAGGTCTTGCTGATATTGTTTGATCTGGTATAAATTCACTCGCTCACCAGCTAAGTCAACATACTGAGAAACTTCGCCGGGGGTTAGATTATATTTATCCCAAGTGTCAGATATGAAACTTTCTAAAAATAATTCCTTTTCGTTATTAGATCTAAATTGTTCGACCGTCTTCCCCAAAGATGCCCTCCTTAGGTTTTTGCACAATTTCTCAATAGATCTCTTCTCGTCATCCTTTAATTTGCTAAACTTAATATCCAGTCCCGTGTATTGAGATATCAATGGAACGCAGCGCTCGATATTTTTTGGAGGCTTAAATCCACCCTGTCCATGCAGAGGTTTATTTTTAGATAGAAAATACTCGTGCCCCAAATTATTATCGATATATCTTTGCAGACTTCTCACTTCCTTTGTGAAAGCAACTTCTTTATAATTTTTATCTTTGAATTCTGGCCATAGGTTTAAAGCAATTTCGTATGTGGTCAAATCTTTAGCGTTTGAAAGTAAAAAATCTATTTGATGCTGCTCTAGCTCAAAAGCTTTATAATCATCCGAATTAACTGTCCTAACTTTTGGTTTAGCGCCAACATGCTCCAAAATAAAAGTACTTACAGCTTTACCCTCAAATGATCGTCCATCTTTGGTGTTATCTCCGAAAACACTCTTAGTAATTTCGTTAATACCCCAATCAAGGCCTTCACCATTTTTAAGTATCCATTCTTTTTGATTCTCTGTTAGTTCTACTGGATTTTTGTTTTTCATATTTATTACTAAAGATTTCGTAAATATTTGATAATCAACTAAATGAAATTGTAATCTTCTTTTTCTAGTATTTCTTTCGCTCTGTTATGGATAATTTTTCTGTGACTAGCTAAGCTCCTGTAACCTGCTCCGCGATTATCCTCATTAGTTTTATAACCCATTTTCTTAGCAATTGTATTATCTGGTAGTTTTTCAACCCAAGTTAATCGAAATATTTTATAAGTTACTAAATCTAAATGATCCTTTTCTAAATCTTTTCTTAAAATAGCGTCTAATCTTTTTATAAACTCCTCATGATCTATCTCCACTGGAGAGCCATAAGGAATTTCCCCCGCGTCTGTTTCTACGGAAATAGCTGTTTTCAACTCATAAGCATTTTTTTTCTTTTTCTCCCAGTGAGAAAATTCTGGACATTCAGAACACTGATTGCCAGAAACCGTAAAAGAACAGTTTCCCATTCCTTTATTGAAGTAGCATCCAGAGCAAGGCTTTTCGTGATTTCTCCATAAATTTCTTTTTTTATTTTGTATTTGATTGTGGATCACTTGGCTCACCCAAGGCTCGAAAGGTCTTTTCCGATTCCACATGTGAAGCTTATTGTACACATGAACTTTAACTTCTTGTTTTAAGTCATCAAAGTCAAAATGCTTAACCGCACCAAGTTTCCACTTAGGACGATTTTTTTCCAATATCAAATCGATAATTGGCTCAAGTTGGTCAAAAGATATAGACATTATCGGCCAGCGTCTATAGACTCTCTATTCGTCAGTCGATTTTTTAAATCTTTAATATCTTTAGAACCTTTGGGCCGATTTAAATTGGTTTTATGTTCTTTAGATCCCAACACCTTTTCAAAGGTGAATACAGAAGAGTCTGGGTCTTGACTCGAACCTTCAATTTCAAACATATCATCTGGCTCAACAGAACTACATTCGGAAATATTTTCTCCTTGACCAGAAGTGGATTTTGACTCTCCGTCTAAAGACTCTCCACATTCCATACAAAACTTAGGCATCTTACCACCTGAGGATTCAATTTTACTTCCACATTCCATGCAATATTTCATAATTTATTTTTTTTTAAAAAAGTTTCTTCCTAAAGTCTTATAGAGTGTATTATATATAATTTATTACAAATTTCAACTAAAATTCTTTTTTAATTGATCTAACATATTCCTTATGCTTTTCCGCTTCTTTCCCAACTAAAGAGTTCTGAATTTCTTTCTTAACTAATTTGGCAGCATTACGTTTAGCCCCTTCCTCACTATTAGACATTTTTTCTAAAACTTCCGCAGTCTTCTTTATAGCCCTTTTGGGTCTTAATTGCCCACACACATAGTATATTGTTCCAGCAAACATTACTACTGCCATACCAGCGGCGATATAAGCGAAGAAAGATTGGGTTACTAAATAAGCTGCAAGACCAAAAAATCCAGCAGCAATAGCTCCGTTTATTGCAATTCTTATACCTAAAAAATAACCAAGAATCGCACTGCCAATAGCACATAACGCAGCTGCACCCGCAAAATACATCATTAGCTTCTTTTTCAGCTCTTGACTCCTCATTAATTCTTCTATTTCCTTTTGATGTCCTTCTGTAATTTCTTCATGCAAAAAGAATAGTTCGTTTGTTGTATCCGCTAATTTTTTTTCTAATTTATGTTCCTTTTCTTCAGATTTGATTAGCTCATTTTTAATTTTATTATATTTTCTATCGTTACCTTGAATCAAGTCCTCAGCTATTTCTTCCCACCTCTTCTCTTCCCCTAGGCTAGTACTTGGCAAAGCATTGCTGGCAAGGCTATTTGTTTTTTTGGCTGCTTCCGTATAAATATCCTTATTTGGACTTTTATTCAATATAGTCTCCGTAGCGTGAATAGCGCCAGAGGCTCTCTCAATTTGTAGAGATTTTTGCTCCCCTATCTTATTGATAATACCTTCTCTTTGATTTTTTTTAAAGTCAAAGCTATTACACGAAATGAGACAAGAACACAGAAATATTATAAAAAAATATTTTATTTTCATATATTTGATTACAGTTTTTGTCTGTATCGGAGAAAATTATATATTTTCTTTAATTCTCTTCGTAATCAAATATTTTACAAATTCACTTCTAACAATATCTTCAATTCCAAATTTAAAATAATGGATTCCGTTATCTCTAGACTCTTCATCGTCGAACACTTCGCAAAATCTTTTAAACCCGCTTTTTTTGCCAAGATCGTTTTGATGCTGGCTATCCCCCTCCATAATCACAAAACACCCCTCACCAGCCCTAGAAGCGCACAAGAAGAGAGATTCGTTCATGACATTCTGCGATTCACTAAGAATCAAGCATTCATCAGTAAAAGAATAGCTGCGTAAAAATGAAACTGGTAAAACATCCAAAAGCTTTTTAGAAATAACCTCTACATCTGAATTTTTAAGCAATTCTTTTAATTTTTGACCAAATGGGTTAGCAAAGTACTTCATCTTATCATCAATACTACCAGCCAAGAATCCTATCTCAGAATCAGCTGAAATTACAGAAGATCTTAAAGCAGTTATGCCATTAACCTTTTTATCTCTTAATTTCTCTAAAGCAATTAACATTGCAACATAAGTTTTTGAAACTCCTGCTGGACCATCCAAAATAACCATTTTTGTATCTGGGTTTTGGC